ACATGGGGAACCACGACGACAATCTCCTAGCAAGCGATCCTAGGCGGGTTCCTCGCTCCCTGAGGGGCCTTGTGGATTGGAGACGACATCCTGAGTGGGGAGAGGAGTTCAGAACATGGCACTGGGTACCCTATGAGAAGTCTCTCAGGGGTGCTTACAAGGTGGGGCCGTGTATTTTCTACCACGGGTTTGATGCGGGCCAGTCGTCGGATGAACTAGAAGCGCTCCAGTTCGCCAACTTTCTTGGTGGGTATCCACATCTGCTGCTTGTAAGGGGCCATACTCATCGCCCAGTTCCCCCCACTCAGTGTCGCCGGACGAAGAGTATTCCTTTGCCGTGGCACTATGCTAATGTGGGTACGTCGGGTCCTCTGTCTCCTAGCTGGATGAAGAGGCGCGACACCTCACAGTGGGGTACTGCGATGCTGGTCATTGAATGTAAGGTCGATAGGTTGTCCCGGCTTAACGGAATCAATTGGTCTGCCGAGTTGTTGGAGATGCCATGAAGCGAGATCCTGCTGACGCACTTTGTGACTTCCTTCACAAACAAATCAAAGGCTGGGCTATCGAGTGGAACCTAGATAAGTACACAGTCATTGGTGTACTAGAAGAAATTAAGAACGAGATCATTTGGTCTGATGGTCCCGGCAACATCGTTGAGTTGTGTGAGGATGACGACTACGACGATGACGAAGACGAGGACGACGAGTAGTTATTTTTAGTTTCATACTCTTCAATTACATCTCGTATTTTTTTATGAAGCTGCTTAAAAGCTCCATCGTTTCCGTTCAACCATAAAACAAACATGTACCACTTATGTCTGTTGAACTGGGTGCTGTCTTCAAAAGGCGCATTTAATTCAAGGGCTACCTTGATTGCTTTACGCATGAGTGGTGCAGGTCTGTTCATTTACGTCCTCTCTTCTTGAACCCCGGCTTCTGTTTGGGTATGCGGGATTTGGTTCGGTCCTTAGGCATAAAAGTACTTCTTACTCCTCCATCGAGATTGTCGTTTGATCTTTTTTCATGAGTAATTTTATTTAGCCTAGCTAGTTCTTCAGTGTTTTTTATTCTTTCGGTGCTCATGGTGTCACCTGTTTGGCTGCTGCGATGAGGTCGTCGAAGCGAGGGCGGGGTAGATGATCTACTTCAACCGGCAGGGTAAACTTGAGTTCAGGATCCTTCTTGGATGTAACGACAACGGTGGCGTACTTCGTGCCGGGTGTCACGCTGATGGAAACGGTGCGGTCAAATATCGTATCTGTCATGGCACATAACCTCTCTTTTTTCTCCGAACTTTTCTCTGGCTTCAATGTCTTCAACGCCCTTCCATGAACTACGGAAGTCCTTGATGTTCAGGTGCTGGTAGCAATCGTCTTCTGAAGTAAGGACTTGCTTGAGGGCACTACCGTAGCCGTGTGTCTGAGCAAGCTCAACAACCTTCTCGAAGGTATCCTTAATCTCATTCATATTATCTGTCTTGATATCGAATGAGTGCCTGTTCACCTCCAGAAATGTGACGGTGTAGGTCTTTCTTCGTGTCGATGGGAATACTTCTTCCCTTACAAATTTACCCATACTTGTATTACTTTCTCCGGCATGATCCTGATTGCAGCCGGGTGTCTTCTTGGAATCAACCTCTTTGCTATCCAAGGTTTTATTTGATAAGGAACTGACGAAGAGATCTTTGCAATGACTTGCTTGCTCAATCTCGTGTGGTAACGGGGGCTTGTCTTTTTGAATGTCGTGATCCTTGGTGTGCATTCCCCCACCCAAGTGACAGGGTGGGCATCCCCTTCATAGTGAGATACCCACCCGTCATGTGACCCATCATCTAGGACAGTACTAATCAACAACCAGTACTTGCATCCACCCAAGTGTGGTTCTTGGAATAGACCGACCTTGGATCTATTTAGTTTGACAGGTCTGGACTTCCTGTCAGTTGTGGCCCCCTGCAAACATATAGATCCATTGATGATAAGGTCCAACGCATCTCCCTCAACCCAGCTTTTAGCATCCTTTGCTTTCAACAAGATTGATGTGGGAGATTCTTTGGTCACTTGGAACTCCAAGGTAGTGTTAAAAAATTCCTCCGTTGTCGATAGGGGTGCACCGATGGAGGAGTACGGCTTGAAAGGAGACGCACGCAATCAAAATCAATCTCAATAAAAGAACGTGCGACATGTACCCCACATAGTGAGGATTCCCCGTGGCATGACTACATACCTAGGCTCGAACAACTCACCCTTCATGAACGAAAGACTCCGGGGTCCGTGTTAGGGAACCCCGGAGCCGTACAGTGGGGGGAGCTTATTTAACCAGAGAGTCTCTGGGTGAGGTATTCAGTCTTGTAGGTACGAGTACCTCGAGTATTGTACTGGCATCGGCACATGACTGCAATGGGTGTCTCTCCACTAATTGCAGTATCGGCTTCTTCCATGGCAAGCTGAGGGTTGCTCACAGTCTTGCCGAGGATGGTCTCGAGGTGGCCCTTCAGACGCTTGGTCTCGATCTCCTGCTTGATCTTGGAGCCATCCACGGTGATCTTGCTGGGGTCAGCAGCCACGCGGATGGGTGATCCTTGGAAGGTACGAGGCTCTTCTGAGCCGGGATCGTCGATCATCTGGTAGGTGAACTGGCACATGAAGCCAGGGATCTCCATACCATCTGACTGACGGAACGCTGATGACTCGACTTTCATGGCGGTCACGAAGACTTCCCAGTCACCAGCTTCCGGCCACCAACCAAGGCCACCATGGCCGTTGTCAGCTTGAGCGGATTCGAAGTCGGACTGGAACTGAGCGAACATAGACTTTACGGTGTTATCAATCGCCACGATTATTTCTCCTATATTTGAAAGAGTGGCTAGTTAAACGGCGGATCTGCCCGCCCCATTAGCGGGCAGTATTCGCCTTATCGAAGGCATTCTCCAAAGCATCCCAAGCATTTACTGAAGGAAGTTCTACCTGTGTCAGAGGGGATAGAGTCCTTGTCTTGGTGATACCTTCAAGTTTTTCATTCTCGAAAGCAGCGGTGTGCTTACGAATCTTTTCTGTGTGTTTGACCTTTCTCTTGATGGTCTTGCCGTTGATGGTCACTTCCTTTTCGACCTCAACTTCCTCGACCTTCCACTCAGCAATGACGGGGATGACCACATCAAACATCGGGAAGAGTCGAGCATACAAACCATCGGACAACATGATGCGGTACTCCTCAACATGCTGGTTGTCTGAGATTGGAATGTGCTTGCGTGACAGGTGGCAGGTGAAGATGACACCGTACCCATGCTGACGCAGGGTCACAGCAAACTCAATCAACGTATCGAAGAGTCGTTCCCAACCCAGTCGTCCGTCTACTTCTCGGAACGTTTCTCTGCCGTACATCTTTGCAACGTGAGGGCGGAGAAGTCTGAGTGCTTGCATAATTGTGTCGAGCACCACAGTCTTGGGCCGGGGCTGGTTCGAGGTGGCAAGCTGACAGAGGGTCTTCTTCTTTTCCTCGATGTGGTCCCATGTAAGAACGATGGGGTTGCCTGCTTCATCGACGGGCCTACCATCAGGTCCCGCAACCGGGAACATAACTGCTTCACTGTTAGGGCAAACACTTGGTGTCTCGTCAAGGTTGAGGATGTAAGCATCAGGGTTTGACTGCATAACAAACGACTTGCCTGCACCCGACTCACCCACAAGAAGCCCAAAGGTTTTACCGAGTGGGTACTGTGAGTTGCCTGCTACTTTACCCAGTGATGGGTACTTGTTCTGGGCTGTTGACCCAGTTGCTAGTGTGTGTGACATTGTTCTCCCTAGTCAAAGAGTTTGTTGGCTTGATCAACGGTCATGTTGACGTAGCCCGGTGGTAGTTCTTGAGGTTCTTCAACAGCCATGCCTGCTCCCGGCTGGCTACGTTCTAGTGGTTTACTCATTCCTTCTGGCAGCTTGATCTGGGTGACTCTCTTGAATGTAATACCCAGCGATAACAGCCATCCTTCAAACGTAGTCATCGAGACGGTTGAGTTGTAGGTGTCCTTGAACTTCTTGAGTAGGTCACCCTTTGAATCAATTGTTTCTCCCTCGAGAAGGATCAAGATCTTGGGTAGAATTACTACCTTTAGTATCTCGTTCTTGAAACAATCGAATGGATTCCTGTGCCACGTAGTTGGCTTGACTTCTTCTTCCGACATGGATCATCTCCATGGGCTTACTTCAAAGTCACTCGTTCAAGAAAGAGGCATGGATGCCGTCCCCCATATCGGGGTCGTCTCTATC